AGAAACTGCTTCGCAGAGAGGTCGGCACTGGCAGGAACGGAAATCGCTTGGTTTCCAACTTCGTAAGCCATCGTTTCTCCTTTTCGGTTGTTGGCTCGCCGCCCTAGTTCGGCTTCACCGTGGCCGACTTCTCAGCGAGGTACTGCTGGTAAAGATTGGGGTGGACCTTCATCGCCTCCACGTACGCCTGCGTAAAGGTGATGTGCTTGCCAGCCGCGATCTCGGTGGCAGCGGCGTTCAACTGCGCTTCCGCGCCGACCGGCGCGGCATCCACGTGCGAGGTCAACTGCGTGGCCTGGCTCCTGGCGGCCTTGCGCGCAAGCAGAGCCTCGCGGACCTGCGCCGGCGACATGCGCTTCGCGATGGCTTCGGCGGCGAACTCCGGGCATCCGGCCAGCGTGCAGAGAGCGGCGATCTCCTCGTGCTCGGCGCGAATCCGCGCTTCGATAGCAGCGGCGTCCACGGCGGGTGCGGCCGGAGCAGCAGCGGGTTCCGGAGCGGGAGCAGGTTCGGCCGGAGCCGCCGCAGCGGGTTTCGTTTCGGCGGGCGCGGCCACCGGATCGGTCGGGGCGTCTGCCGGTTTGTTATCGGGCTTTTGAGCCATTGGTTCTTCTCCTAGTTCGATTTGCGCTTCGGCAGACGCCGTTGCGCGAGACTGCCTGAACGAGCGCGCCACTTCCGTTACTGCGGCGAGCGCGTCGTCAAAACTTCCCACCTGATCCGCGAGTCCTGCGCTGATCGCCTTCTCGCTCCAGAACAGGCCCGCCTCCGTGTTCCGGATGAGCGCGGGCTTGAGTCCTCTGTTCCGGGCGACCGTGGCCACGAACATGTCGTAAAGCCGGTCGATCTCGCCTTGGAGGTTCGCACGGGCATCGTCCGACAACGGCTGATGCGTCGAGAAGTCGTTCTTCCGCGCGCCGGCATAGACCGCCGTGTACTTGCGGCCCATCTTCTCGTCGAAGCCCGACTGGTCCATGTGGACCGCGATCACGCCGATGCTGCCGACGCCACCGGTTCTCGTGACAAACAGGCGCTGGGCGCTCGATGCCAGAGCGTACGCAGCAGAGAACGCCTCATCGTTGGCGATGGCGAAGCAGGGCTTCTGCTCGCGCACGGCGAACACCTCGTCCGCAAGGTCGAACAGACCGCCCACCTCACCGCCAGGCGAGTCCACGTCGAGCAGGACGCCACGGATGCCGGGGTCGTCGCGAGCGTCCGCGAGCATCGTCCGGAGCGTCTCGTAAGACTGGAGGCCCGATTCGGCGTCGAGCCAGGACGCCTTCTTCACCAACGTGCCGGAGATCGTGATGACCGCAATTCCGTCCGGGCTCACTGGGTACGGTTTCCGGCCCGCCGGCACCAGGTCGTCCTCGTCCGGTTCCTCCGGATCGATGGGCACCGCCACGACCGGCGCGACCCCTTCGATCAACACCGGTTCCCGCAGGCCGAGGCGCGGCCCAATGGCTTCGAGAATGACCGTCAATTTCTCCGGCTGGATCAGGAGGGGCACGCCGAACACGCGCGCGGCGAGATGCGGCAGAAGGTTCTGTTTCACCGGGATAACCCCTTGCGCGATTCCTGGTCGCGCTTCTTGGCTGGCGCGTTGGCGGGCTTACTCTCACCGGAGTCGGCGCCCGTGTCTCCGGCATCCTGGGCGGTCACGTCCTCGACCCTCTGCGCGCCACGAGCATCCGTCCTGCGCGGATCGGAGTCGAGCACGAGGCCTAGTTCGTCGGCGCGCTCGTTGTCCCTCGAAATCTGCCGATCGACCTCCTCCTCGTCCATACCCGTCTCGTTGATGGACATGCTGCGCGACTTCAAGCCCGACCGGATCGCGATGACTTCGGCCTTCACGTCTTTCTCCGGATCGACCCAAGCCCACTTCGGCGTGTGCCACTCGACGGCGAGATAGTCGGCGCGGTTGGCCTGGTAGTCTCGCGCGTCCAACTGGCCGGCGAGCACGGCCGCTTCGAGGAACGCCCGCCACACCGGGCGGCAGAACTGGAAGATGAAAACGCCGTACTGGATCTGCTCGCACAATCTGCGGAACGAAAGGATGCCCGCCCGGATCGAGCTATAGCTCGTCTGCGAGAGATCCCCGGTCAGCATGTCGTAGGGCATGCCCAACCCCGCGCCGATTCGCAGCAACGTCTGGCGCTCGAACGCCTCATAGTTGCCGCCCACGTCTGCCGGATCGGTGAACTTCACGTCCTCGCCGGGCTCGAGGTCCATCATGGTCCCGGCTTCGAGTTGCGCGACCTGCACGCCGGGCTGGTCGTCGCCGGTATTGCCGCCGGCGTCCGTGGTCTGCGGCCCGCTCTGCTCGTTGCCGAAGAACGGATCTTCCGGGTTCTGCCGGATGATGAACGCCATCATCATCGCGGCGAACTTCTTCCGCAGGACTTCGGCGTCGTCGTACTGGTCGAGTTCCCACAGCCGTACGAGAGCGTTCGCGAGCCACGGGATGCCGCGGAGTTGCCCGGGGCGCAGCGGCCGGAAGAGGTGCATCACCTCGGCGGCTGGAATCCGCAGCAGGTCCAGGTAGTTCGGGAAGAACAACCGCTCGCCGGGATGCTCCTTGTAGAAGTAGTAAGCCGTGCGGCGCCCTTGCGGGTCGAACTCGATCGACGCGCGGACCACGTTACCCTGCGGTGTGTCCGGAGTCGGGCGCGCGAGATAGAAGGGCAACTGCTCCGCTTCCATCAACTGGAGTTGCAGTGGGACCGTCAGACCATCAGCCATCGCCCGGAGGTGCTTCCGGACGAAGCACTCACCGCCTTCGACCATCGATCGAAACGCGAGCGCCTCGAGGCCGTAGATATCGGTCGTGCCACCGGCGTCGCACTCGTTGGCGAACTGCGACCAGAGCTTCTGGATCTTCTGCTTAGTAGCCTCGTCCGGGTGGAGTGACTGCGGCTTGATGCCGTTGCCGATGGCGTTGCAGACCCACTCGTCGATGGCCTTCGCCGCCCACCCGTCCTTGCGCGCGATGTCCCGCGAGCGCGCCACCAACTGGTCCGCGCTCTGATACCACACGGAGTTGACCGCATCGCGGGTTGTGGCCCACGTGCCAAGCCGCCGGCCGGTGGTTGCGCCCTCATATGGGAACGAACTCGCACGCCGCGCGGGCTGACGATTCGGGACACCGCTCCCGCCCCGCTTGAAGCGGGTCAGAAAACTGGAGAATTTGAACACGGTTAGAAGCCCTTGCTCGACATCAGACGGGTCTGGCGGCGGCGCGTGCCCGACTTCGACCGATTCGCGTTCACCATGTACTGCTGCGCCTTGATCTCCTCATCGGTGGACCGGAACTCGACCGCGCGGCCGTCGGGAGCGACAACACGCTTCTCCGAAGACGCGATGCGATCGAGAGAGTCCTGAACCTGCTGGTCGGTAAACGTGTTCGGCATATTAGACTCCAAAACGACCAATCACTCGCCGGCCTCGACGCGGTTGGATAGCAGCCTTCGGCGTCGTAGCCTGCGGCTGTTGCGGCGCGGGTGGTTGGTCCGCCCCGATCCGTTCCGCAACAGCACGCCAGTGCTTTTCCTGGAAGCGATCGAGGCCAACGCGCGCCGCGGCCGCGCGAGCGTACACCCGGCAGTCAAGCGCCTCATTGCGCTCCCGCATCTTCTGCCACTCCAACTTGCGGTATCCCTTGACGATCTTGGTGACCAATTGCTCCGCGGTGATCTGCTTGAAGTACTCTTCGCTGTACTTCGGGAAGTGGCAATATCCGGGCGGGAACGAAATGCCTTTCTCGAGGTCTTCGTCCGTGGGCCGCTCCAGCCGAAGCCAGCGATACAACTCCTCCTTCGCCATGCCGGAGTTCACCGGCCACACCCGGACGCCGCGCTTCAGCTTGGAACCCAGCGGGCCGACCTCAACCGGAGACGCCGAACCAATCAACGCAGGCGCCCGCGAGTCACCTTTGATGACCAGCACGCGGCCGCCCTGCCGCCGGGCCCACTGGTACACCTCCGTGGTCGCGAACCCGGAATCGACCGCCAGTTGCAGGATCGGCAGCTCGATCCCGCCCGCAGCCGGATAGGTTTCATCGAGTAGCGATCTCAGCTTCTCCCACACCGCCACGCGCGAGGTGTCGCCCTCGAACACCCGGTAATCGACTGACCAGGATTCCTTGCCGCGTCCATACGCGACGACCTCGACCTCGATGCGATCCTTCTGCACGTCCGCGCCGGCCACCAGGAACAAGCCGCCGCGCGGCACCGTGCCAATCTTGTAGGACTCGCGGCGATCGTACAGCTTCTGCCAGTCCGGAGCCTCGCCCAGCAGCGTCCACGTTTCGCCCAGGACCGTGTTGACGAAAACCTGGAGCAGGGACGGGTTCTTCTGCGCCTGCTCGAAGTGCTTGGCCGCATCGGACCAGGCGAACCAACCGACCGGTGAGTACAGGCTCGAAAGATGGAACCCTGCAGTCCGGCCGTCGCCGGCCGCACCCTTGCGCCACTCACCGCGAGGCAGCATCCACTGTTTCTGGTGGTTCTGAATTTCCTGACCACAGTGCTCGCAGACGTAAACCGCCTTTTCCGGCTGCGCTTTCGGCCACCGTAGCTGCGCGAACTTCAGAACCTGGAACTCGCGGCAAACCGGGCAAGGCAACCAGTACAGCCGCCGATCGCTTTCCTCCCAGGCGGCCTCGATCCGGCTCATCCCGGTGATCTTGGGCGTCGAACACAGGAAGACTTTGCGCCGCGCGAACGTGCGGGTGCGCGCCATGGCCAGGTTGACCGGGTCGCCCTCGCCCTCGACATCGCCCGGATACGCGTCCACCTCGTCGAGGAACAGGAACCGCGCGGCCATGGAGCGCAGGCCGACGGCAGAATTCGCGCCCGTCATGACCAGCACGCCGCCAGGGAATTCTTTCGACAGCACGGTGTTCCCGGAGTCCCTCGAGCGCGGGCTCTGCACCAGATCGCGCAGGACCTCGGACTCTTCAATCAACGGGTCCACCCGCTGCTTCGAGTTGCGCTTGGCCATCTCCACGGTGGGCTGCACCGCCATCATGGGGCCCGGCGCCTGGTGGATGATGTAGCCGATCCAGTTATTGCCGCATTCGGTGCCGCCGATCTGCGCGCCCTTCATGAAGACCACGCGCTCCATGGGCGAGGAGGGCGACAGGCAATCCATGATCTCCCGGAGGTACGGCGTGCGATCCGTGCGCCACGGGCCCGGTTCCGCCGATGCGCGCTGAGAGAGCTTCCGGTATTTGTCCGCCCACTGCGAGATCGTGAGCAGAGGATCCGGACGCGCGCCCGCGGCCGCGGCGGCATAGTAGATCTCGTCAGCGGTGGGCGGCATCCGCGAACTCCTCCAGGAAGCTGCGCACTTCGGCCATCAGGATTCCGTGAACCTTCTCCAGGCTGACCGCGTCCGGGCTCAAACCGGCCGCCCGCAGCGCCTCCCGCAATTCCGCGAGGACGGCGCCGACCACGCGGTCGGGCAGGTTGAGCATCTGGTCCCGGAACATGCGGTACAGATTGAAGCCTGCGATGGAGACTTCATCGGCCTTGACCAGCTTCTTGATGCGCTCTTCGTAATCGAGCTTGATGAGGCGCGCTTCGTAGTTGGCCGTGATCGCCCGCGCCATCGCATAATCGAGGCCGCCGCCGCTGGCAGATTCGGGACGGGGGTGCTCGGAGCGCGCCGGCGTTGGAGCGGCTGCGGCCGTTCGCCTCATCTTCGGGCCGGTATTGCGAGCCCATTCGGCATCGGCACGCTCGGCGTCGATCTTTCCGTCGGCATTGGTGTGAATCCGGCCGGATTCGATCGCCTTCTGCACCGCCTTGAGCGTCACGCCGCGATGTTTCGCGTAGCCGCGCAGGCTTAACGCCGCCATAGAATCTTTCTTCCCGAAACGTGCAGATTCAAGTTGCTATTCCCGCCCACCGAAGCGATTCATGTGTTCGATGCCACGGACCACCAAGACCACCAAGCAAACCGCCACCGCCTGCTACGCGGAGCGCCACGCCGAG